ACTTGGGAACATCCGTATTCGCCGATGCAGAGCCGTAGCCAGTGATTTTGAACCCACCCCAAGGCAAATTTGCTGCCGGTGTGTTGGCCCCGTTTTTGTTCAGGCATGCGGTGATTCCGTCAGCAATGTCCTGATCGTGGGTGTCGTGCCTGGAATACACGATCTTGATGTTGTTCGACCAGTTTTCATTCCAAACGGCCGCACCCGAATAGGTGCCGTCCGTCCGCACATAGCTTGATCCAGTCCACGGCATGTTATATGGCTCCTGAGTTCCTGTAGACGTAGTTTGTCCCGTACCACTTGAGCGAGAACCCGTTAAGTTTCGCCCTCATCGACACCGTCACCGCGTACCCGAATGCGTTGACGTCGGTCCATCCTTCTGTCGTGTACAGAAGCGCCTCATCGTCACTCGCCCAATACTCCGCATCCCAATCCGACAACTCCCACGCGCCGCCACCGGTATGCGGTGCGTCAACCACTTGGTTCGTGTACGTGACGTCATAGTCGGCCATCCCATCCTTGACCAAAAACTCAGGGCTCGGGAAGTTCGTCACATGTGCACACAAGGTCACCTGTTTTCGCCTTCCCTTGCTGCCAAGATGGTTGAATGCAGGGATGCATTCGATTTGAATAGGGTCGCCGTTGTCCGCATTGCCTGTGTCGGCAAGAATTACCGTGTTGCCGCATGCGAAATAGAGCTTGTCCTTCCACACACAGAAGGTCGAAGCGTTCCACCCTCGGAACTCACACCATGCGCCCGTTGATGTGTTCCTCGCGTGCTGCTTTGTCTCCATGACCCATGTATACGGCTCTCCTGATGGAGCGGCCTTGAAGTCCGTCAGCGGAATATTTGTGATGAACAGGTTGCCCGCTGGGTAATAGAGGCATTCCCACCCGAACAGATCGCCGTATGCGTTCGCGTCAGACTTCGCGGCTTGGATGATCTTGTCCGAATAGGTAGAGGCTTCCGACAGCCGACCACCAGATAGTGCGGTAGAAATGTCAAGCCATCCATCTTTCGTCAGGATGATTTCCGTTCCGCCAACCTTGCAATGCGCACGGATGCCAAGCGGTTCGCCAATCTGGAATCGACCAGACGATGACCAGCGCAGGGCATTGGAAGGATCGTCACCCTGGTAAACGAGAGCTTCTCCCGTGCTGAAAACGAACACAGCAAAATCATCCACGCCATCCCCGGCATCCACGGTCAAGGTCAGCATCATGACCAGCGTCCCGCCAGTTCTGCACTGCGTGGAAAGGTCGAACTCTGTCAGCGCGCCTTGATACGCACCGGCAGCGGCGAACCAGAATGAGCGTTTGTTTTCCTCCCAATAGAACGCCCGCCCCTTGAAGGTGTTGCAGCCCCAGAAAATGCCCGTTGGGTGTCCGGTCACCACCAAGTCGGTAAGCGCCGTTCCGTTGTAGGAAACGGCCACATCCGCCCCGTTGGTGAGGATCACAAGGTTCTGAAACGCGGTCTGTTGAAACTTCGAGTTGGCGAACGCGGCATGAGACAACGCCGTGACCATAAGCGGGTTGGTGATGTCATAAATCGCCTCGGTGAACCCAGCAACCAGGAGTTTTGTGTTTTGGTACGGGATCAATGTCGTGAACCCGTCAGGAGTCAGCGACCCGCTGAATGAGGTATACACGGACGAACCACGCCGCGCCTCCACCCAGCCAGAACGCGGGATCATGTTGATCATGGTCACTGCGTCCGCAGCTTCCATGTCGTCCAGTGAGTCGCGAGCGTTCCAACCGCCCGTTGGGGCGGGAACCGATGCTGCGTTGGTCATTCCGGAAACTGCCACAGGTTGCAAAGCGGCTCAGGGTTCCACGGGTTGCTCGGGCTGATTGTTTTCGCTCCGCTCTGTGTGCCGAGGAAATTCGCCAAGCTATCCTGAAACAGTTTGAAATCGGTCTGGTATTCCAGCCCCTTCTCTGCCTTGTAGCGCCACTTGATATCGGCGATGATGATCGAGTCATCAAGCAGCCACACGTCACTATCTTGACTGAATAGCTGCTTCGGATCTCCCGTCGTGCCGTCCTGAATCAAAGCATTCGAGACGTACTCGAAGCCAACAACCATTCCTTCCTGCGGCTGATAGAACTCCAGAAAGTTATTGATCAGGCGGCACCGAACCCAGATACCTGGCGGTCCGGCACTGGCTGTCAAGTATGCCCAAACGGTCGGGTCGGTCGGGAAGTCCACCCGCCACAAACTGTTCTGAATCCACATCGTGTCCGGGACGATGGAGAGGAAATCAGCCGGGAGGGCATAGGTACTCGATTCGCTGGTCAGCGTGAACGAGTACTCGCGGGTTTGCTTTTGCAGTGGATAGTCGCGCAACGCCAACACGGATTGGTTCGCGATGGCCTTGACCTGGTTGGCGGTTGCAAGGTTGTTGCTGCCGATCCATGTTGCGGGAACATTCACGCCCGTTGAACCAAGCGCTATATCCAGAATCTGATTCAGCGTGAGGCTCATTTCTTGGCCTTTTTGACCTTCGTGGCTTTCGGGGCTTCGGCCACAGAGCCGCCCGCCTTCTCGATTTCATCTTCGGTCGCGGCGGTCTCGATTTGATTCGAGCGGTCAATCACGCGCAGCGTGTACCACTTGCCATCGCGCTGATAGGTGGATTCGACCAGCGTGGGTTTTGGGATCATCATGCCGCTACCTCCAATTTGATGCGGGGTTTCTGTCCGCTTTCGACAATCAGCCAGCGCCGCGCTTTCATGGTGGCCTGAGCCAATTCGGGATCAGGGTTTTCCACGGCGGCCGCGCCTTGCAGCGTGTGAATGTTTCTGGCGTGGAACATTTCGACTTCGCAAGGCCGAATGCCGGGAATGCTCGTCACCGGCACGAAGTGGTGTTTGTCGGTTTCGAGAAACCGCGCCCATTCGTGCGGGTAGGATTCCTGATCTTCCACGGTAGCCAGCCTGGAGTTGAAGTCGCGCACTCCCCTGGCTCGCGTCGTGATATGCACGCGATCCACGAAGATGGGACGTTTCACCGCATCACTGGCGGCATGGTCGAAAACAGGTGCCCATGAAAACGTCGTGCTGATTTCGGCATCCGGGCCGAAAATCTCGGTTTCCACCTTTTTATAGTTCGGATCGCTGCGATCCATTGCGCCTCCAAAGGAAAGGGGCGCTTTCGCGCCCCGATCCCATTAGCTGACAGTGAAGGAAATGACACCGTTACGCTTGCGGTTGCCGGTAACGAGGTTGCCCATGAACCAGATCGGGATCACGTCGTAATCCGCGTTCTGAATCTTGCGTTTCTCATCACGGTTCCACATGCGACCCGGTGCGGCACGCAGGAACAGCGTATCCGTGTTGAGCATGTAGACATGGCGCAGCGGGCAATAGGCGTCGAAAACCACCGCCGCCTGCTTGTAAGCCAGTTCGCCGTAACCCGCATCGGCCTTGTTTGTCTGCGTGAAGCGCACCTGCTCCTGCAAGCTCGCCTCGTAGATGCCGAAACCCACATCGTCCATCACGATGATGTCGGGCTTCTCCGTGCCCACGGTGACCTGACGCCACATGCTGTTCATTGCAGTTAAAAGCGCCAACTGAATCGCCGCACCCGCAGAGCCGGTTACCGTCGTGTTGAAGGCGTTTCTCCACCAGGTATTCGCAACCTGGTCGATACCGCCCACCGTGCCCGCAGCAGCCGGGTTGTCGGCAACCAACAATTGCAGTCCGCCGATCTCCTTGCCGCCCGATCCGGTGCCGGTCGAAAACATGGCTTGGCCTGCGGTGTTCTTGAGGTTCGCCATCGCCTGTTTCGTGCGCCCTTCGGCAAACGCAATCATCTGCGATTCGCCGGAGTTCTGGATGGCTTCAAGGCCGCTGATGGAAATGAACGATCCCTGCTGCTTCCACTGATAAGCAGCAACATCAATAGCGTTCTGGTCGGTCGGCGGTGTGAAAATCTCGTAGCCCGAGTACCACTTCTGGGAAGTGTTCTCCCCGTAGATGACCGGCTCGTAGATTTCGCGACCGTTGGAGGTAACGGCAACGTTACCTTTCTTCGCCATCGTGTTGAGCAGCGCGTGCTCGGTCGTGATGGTGTCAAACAGTTTGGTGTCCCACTTCGAAAGAGTGGTGGCGACAAGATCGCCCAGATTCGGAACGGCCATGGTATGGCTCCTTACTTAGCTGAGAGTTCGCGGAAGGCTTCTGCGGCGGTCTCGCGGAGAGAGAGGTTCTTGACCCCTTCCGTGTGACGGCCTTTTCCTGCAACGGATCGGTTGGACTGCGCTTCTCGCTGTGCGGCTTGGGTACGGGCGGCTGCCTCTTGGATTGCCTTCTGCTCGGCTGACTTCGCCCGATCCGCGATGACCGACTGGGAAAGCTCGGGATTCATCATTACGGCGCGGTCATAGGCTTCCTCGATGGTCTTGAATCGACCTGTGTTGGCGAGGAGTTCTATGTCGGGAAAGACAGTGGCGAGGTGCGGGAATCGGAGGTTTCCGGCATCGTCCTTCTGCTGCTCAAGCTCTTGCAGTTTCTGCACGATCAATTGCTGCTGTTGCTGCCGTGCGTGGAATTCGTTTTGTTCCTGCGCCTGCCGCTGTTGCTGAGTGAACTGCCGAACTTCGGCCAGCTCCTTCTGCAAGGGGGACAAGAGCGCCTGCACGGTCGGATCAACGTAGGGCTGTTCTTGCACGAGGTTGCCAAGATCAACACCCCACGCCTGCGCAATGCCCAGGACGGCACTGGCCGGATTGCGCGGCTTGTACTGGCCAGCGAAATACGGGAATGCTTGGTCGGGGTCGGTTGCGACGAATTTCGCGCCTTCCACAAGTTGGGAAACGCCTTGCTGCAAGGTCATGCCTTGCAATCGGTACTGCTGCTCCAACGGCTGAAGGACGCTGTAAACGGGGTCGATGTTTTTCCGATAGTCGGAAAATTCCTGCTGGTGTTGCGTATAGCGTTTGTTGTGCTCCTCGAACTGCCCGAGGATCGGCTCCAGAAACTTCCTGTTGTGGACGGCACCGCCGAATTCCTTGATGGCGTTGCGTGCGCTTTCACTCCACCGTGCGGTGAACGCGGGCGGCTCCCAAGGCGCTTCCTCCGGGGTTGCAAGGGCCGGGGTGACTTCCGGCGTTTTGGCCTCAAGTTCCGCATACGCGCTACCGGCTGCATCGCTGAGGGTGACGGGCTGATCGTTATCAGGGTCCATGCTCATTCCTTCGGTGAATCGCGGGCATAAAAACCGCCTTTCGGCGGTTCGTTCGGCTCGCTGTGGGTCAGGCGGTTGCCTGGAGTTCTCGAATCACATGCTCCGGTAGTTTCGGAATCTGCGCGGCGAGTCTTTCGTTTTCCGCCTTACGCGCTTTGGCGTTGCGGATCGTTTCAGCAGCGGGGACGGCATCCTCCAGGCTGTTGCGTTTCATGTACTCCGCGCGCTGCCTGCGAGAGGTCAGCGGCGTCCCGTCTATCGGGGAAATCGCGTGGACATTGACCTGTACGGCCACCATCACAGAATGAAGCTGCCGAGCCATAGGGCCGTGGCATACGGGAATATTGGAATCGCGCTCGGAAACGCGGCTATACTGTTCATCGACAGCGCCACATTCGGAGCATCGGTAGGTGTAGGTCGGCATGAATAAGAATCCTTTGGAATTGCCCTACAAGCTGCAATTCTCGGCTTGGGATGATCTAAAGTTCACAATGGGCGGCGTTTTCGTTATCGCGTTGCCTCTCATCGGCATTGGACTGATTGCCCTGTTTGTCGCATCCTTTATCTGAACTGACCTACGAGTTCGGCAATGTCGGGATCATCCTTGCCCATGTTGGCAAGCACGCCAACTTGCGCGTTCAATGATCCGATCGGACGATTGGTGTTCCTTCCCAGCCAGCGGACAAAGGGCGGGTTGGTCATCAGGCGCGATCCAAGGTTCGCACTGCCTACAGCGCCAGCAACAGCCGCAGCGCCCCCGGGGCTGCCCATCAGCAGTGATGTAACGGCGCTTCCTACCGTCGCGGCTTGAATCGTTCGTCTGACGTGCCGGAAGGATTGCTGAATACCTTAGACCCGCTGCGCAAGTTCGATGCCATGCGGGCGATGTTGTCCATGCTTGATCGGTAGTCCGGTCCCATGCGGTCAAACAGGGTGGATTTTGCTTCCTTGCTCAGTCCATTCCAGTTCGTGAGGAATGTTTGAGTGCTGAAAGCATCCCCGGTGTCGTTCTGCGCGCCGGGGTTCGCGCGGCCCAATCGCCGAACAACCGCGGAGGTCAGAATCTTCGCCTCCTCAGGCTTGAGGCTTTGCATGACCGAGCGCAACGTGGTCGCGCCTTCTCGCGTGCCAGCCGTGGCCGCTGCGAAAATCTTCTCTGCGCCGCCGTTCTTTTTCACGACTGACTCGACCTTCTCCAATCGGTCAAGGCCAGAGCGGTAGTAGTTCTCCGCGCGATTGGCGGCAGCGAATGCCTTGGGGTCTTTGGCAGCCTGCGCGCGAATGTCCTGCGACAACGCGCCATAAAGCTGCTTTAGTTCCGCCCGTGGAACGTCCGACACAATCCCTGCATTGGCGATCATTTCACCGACGCGCGTCCGCAGGGATTTGGCTGCCCCATAGGGCAATGCTCCGCCTGATCCAGCAAGGTCGCGCCCCAGGGCGTCGCCGATCTGTCCGAGCTTCGGGTTTGCGAGTAGTGCGCTAGTGGCTTCTGCGCCTTTCGTCGGCGCTGCGGATTTTGCAAGGAATGCTTGTGTCGCACTCAGCTTGACCGGCGTATCTGCGGGCATGTGCTTGTCAAGTTCGTCGTAGAGCTTGCTGGCCTGCTCCTTGAAGCGGGAGACAAAGCCGCCCTCGCCCGTAATGCCTTGCTCGATAGCTCGGCCTGCCGTGGTCGGGTTGGTTTT